AGGACAAGCTCGTACCATTATGTGGGACTTGTTAATGGACTTAGGCAGACCCATTATCAAATCTGCTCACATTAACAACTTAGAGATTACTTTAGTTAACGGCAGGAAAATCCTCATTAGAGGAGCTGATAACCAAGACTCTTTGCGTGGTGTGTCTTTGTCATATTTGGTAATGGACGAGGTAGCGTTTATTAAACCAGAGATTTGGGAACGAGTGCTTCGTGCAGCGTTGTCAGATAAAAAAGGTAGAGCAATGTTTATTTCTACTCCTTCTGGTCGTAATCACTTTTATGAGTGGTTTCAGTTGGGACAAAGTGGAGAAGATGAGGATTGGAAGTCTTGGCACTTTACCACCGCAGATAATGAGACGATTGACCCTAAAGAGATTGAAGCTGCAAAGCGTACGTTAAGTTCCTTTGCATTTAACCAAGAGTATTTGTCTTCCTTTAACAACTCAGGCTCTGGATTGTTTAAAGAAGAATGGATTAAGTTTGGTGAAGAACCTAAAGATGGTTCATGGTATATTGCAGTAGACTGTGCTGGCTTTGAAGAAGTTGGTAAGAAGCAAACTAATAAACGACTCGATAAAACCGCTATAGCGTGTGTGAAGGTAGATAACAGCAATGTGTGGTTTGTGGACAAAATTGAATGTGGTCGTTGGTCGACTGAAGAAACTGCGCTTAGAATACTCAAGAACATACAAGAATACCAGCCGCTGGCTGTAGGGATTGAGCGAGGAATCGCTAAACAAGCAATTATGAATCCTTTGATGGATGCAATGCGTAGAATGAACTGTTACGCACACATCGAAGAATTGACGCATGGCAATAAAAAGAAAGTAGATAGGGTTACTTGGGCTTTGCAAGGTAACTTTGAGCATGGCAGGATTGTGCTAAATGCTGACACAGACTTTGAATTATTTGTAGATGAGTTGTTGATGTTTCCAACGCAAGGTGTACACGATGATACTGTCGATGCTTTAGCGTACATTGAACAACTTGTAAGACCTAACTTTGATGCTGACGATGGCGGAGATGAGTGGGAAACTCTTGACGTAATTAGTGGTTATTAATAAGGAACAAAATGGCTGAGAACATGGACATGAACGAAGGTACGATGTGGGAAGAACCCTCTGAGTCCGATAAGGAACTTACTGCGTTTGTTGTAAACCATTGTGATAGATGGAGAGATTCTCGTGATGAGAACTATCTAGAAGACTGGAAAGAGTATGAGCGTATCTTTCGTGGTGTCTGGGCTTCCGAAGATAAGACTCGTGAATCAGAGCGTAGTCGTCTAATTAGTCCTGCTACGCAGCAAGCTGTTGAGACTCGTCATGCTGAAATCATGGAAGCAGTCTTTGGTAATGGTGAGTTCTTTGACATCAAAGACGACATCACAGACATAAACAACAATCCAATGGATGTTGAAGCAATCAAAGCATTGCTTAAAGAAGACTTAGAAAAACACAAGATTCGTAAAGCTGTTGACCAAATTGAATTGATGGCAGAGATTTATGGTACTGGTATTGGTGAACTTATCGTTAAGCAAGAAAAAGAATTTATTCCTGCTACAATGCCAATGCCGGGAACAACACAAGCAGCTTATGGAATACAAGAAAAAGAATACTTCTGTGTTAAAGTAAACCCAGTCAATCCTAAGAATTTCTTAATTGACCCTAACGCTACTTCTATTGATGATGCAATGGGCTGTGCAGTTGAGAAGTTTGTATCTATTCACAAAGTCGTAGAAGGAATGGAAAAAGGTATCTATCGCAAAGTCAATATTGGACCTGCTGCAGTAGATGATGACTTAGAAGTAACTCAAGAAGTCATTCAGTATCAAGATGATAAAGTCAAACTTCTTACTTATTATGGTTTAGTTCCTAGAGAATACTTAGAACAACTTGAAAACAAAGATGGAGAAGAGGTTGTTGACCTGTTTCCAGATGATTCAGTAGCGGACAACTATAGCGACTTAGTTGAAGCGATTGTGGTAATTGCCAATGATGGACTGCTCTTAAAAGCAGAAAAGAATCCCTACATGACCAATGACCGCCCTATCGTATCTTATCAAGACGATACTGTCCCTAATCGTTTCTGGGGTCGTGGCACAGTAGAAAAAGCCTACAATATGCAAAAGGCAATTGATGCACAGCTTCGCAGCCATTTAGATAGTCTAGCCCTAACTACTGCTCCAATGATTGCTATGGACGCTACAAGGCTTCCTAGAGGTGCTAAGTTTGAAGTTAAACCCGGTAAAGCGATTCTTACCAATGGTAATCCAGCAGAAATCCTCTATCCATTTAAATTTGGACAAGTAAGTCCTGAAAATTTTGCTACTTCTAAAGAGTTTGAGCGTATGCTCTTGATGGCAACCGGTACTTTAGATAGCCAAGGCATGGTATCTCAAGCTACTCGTGACTCATCTGGCGCTGGTATGTCGATGGCTGTGTCTGGAATTATCAAGAAGTACAAGCGTACCCTGACAAATTTCCAAGAAGACTTCATGGTTCCGTTGATTCGTAAAGCGGTCTTCCGTTATATGCAATTTGACCCTGAGCGTTATCCTTCTGTAGACATGAAGTTCATTCCTACAGCTACTTTGGGTATTATGGCTCGTGAATATGAACAGCAACAGCTTATTGGCTTGTTACAAACACTAGGACCTAATACTCCTGTATTGCCAATCATCCTCAAAGGTATTATTGCTAACTCTAGCCTATCTAATCGGGCTGAAATGGAGCAAGCATTGACCAAAATGAGTGAACCTGACCCACAACAGGCTCAAATGCAGCAGATGGCAGCACAGTTGCAGATACAGCAAAGTCAGGCTCAGACTCAATCGTTGCAAGCAAAAGCACAAAAAGATGCTGCAGATGCTCAAAAGACCATGATTGAAGCACAAATGGCTCCACAAGAGATGCAATTAAAGGCTGCAACAGCTCTATCTAAGGTAAATAAGCCAGAGAAACAGATGACTGACTTTGAAAAGCGTCTAAAAATTGGTGAATTAGCTTTAAAAGAGCAAGATATTGTCAATCGTGGCAAGATTGTTGAACTTCAGATGAAGAAAAACTAATAAAACGCTTGACTTTTCAATAAAACTGTGGTAAAATACGGCTATATAAGTAAGTAAGCACTCACTTACATTCTCCAAAAGGACAAAGAATGGATGAAAAATTACAAGCCTATTACGAGGCAAGATTCTCGATGATGGCAACAGACGGCTGGAAAGATTTGATTGAAGACGCTCAAGGCTTCTTCGACGGATTGAATAAAGTCGTAGCAATACAGAATGAAAATGATTTGTTTATGAAGAAAGGGCAGTTAGACGTTCTTCAGTGGCTATTAAGCCTTAAAGACAGTTCATCACAGACCTATGAGCAGCTCATGTCGGGAGACTCAGCAGATGGCTCTTAGGGTATTTGATTTCCTCTGTGAAGAGGGACACTTACACGAACACTTTGTTAGTTATGAGGTGACAGAAGTAGCGTGTAAGGATTGTAGTAAACCTGCTTTAAGACAGATTTCAACTCCTACTATCTATTTGGAACCATTTTCAGGGAACTTCTCTGCAGCGGCAGATAGATGGGCTAGAAATAGAGCTGAGAAACAGAAACTAGAGCAGAAACAAAACTCCTAAGATACCTCGTAAGAGCCTTAGATTATTAATCCTAAAATCACTTGATATGGTGACAGGAGACTTTAAATGGCAGCGACTTTTATTCAAGAAGAAGAATTGTTTAACGGCAATGAGCAAGAAGTAGTACACGATGTAACAGTTTCAGACGCTAACGCACAACCTGAAACTAAACAGACTGAACCTGTAGAAGAATTACCTGAGAAGTATCGTGGTAAATCTGCTGCTGATATTGCAAGGATGCACCAAGAAGCTGAAAAGCTAATAGGTCGCCAAGCAAATGAGGTTCATGAAGTACGTTCACTTGCAGACCAACTGTTAAAACAACAACTCGACTCTAGAGCAAGAGAAACCCAACCAATTGAAGAATCGCTTGACGAAGACTTTTTTGTAGACCCTAAACAGGCAGTTAACAGACAAGTTGAAAAGCACCCTGCTGTAATTGAAGCTAGACAAGCAGCTTTAGAAATGCGGAAGATGAAGACGACACAACAATTGTCGGCTAAACATCCTGATTTTTCAGTTATCTCACAAGATGCTGGATTCCAAGATTGGGTTAAATCTTCTAAAATACGTCTAAATATGTTTGCCAAAGCCGACGCTGAATATGATTTTGAAAGCGCTGATGAGTTAATAAGTACCTACAAGGAACTTAAACAAATCAAACAGCAAACTCAAAATGTTCAAACAGCGAAAGCCGAGAACAAAGCTCAAGAACAAGCAATGAGGGCAGCAACTGTAGATGTTGGCGGCGCTGGTGAGACTAGCCGAAAAGTATATCGAAGGGCAGACCTTATTAAACTGAGAATGACGGACCCTGACCGGTACATGGCACTTCAAGATGAAATCATGAGTGCTTATGCCCAAGGACGAGTCAAGTAATTTTAGAATTTATAATTTAAAGGAAATTTATCATGGCATTAGGTACAGACCACGTCACAGTCACAACAGCAGCAACGTTCATCCCAGAAATCTGGAGTGACGAAATTGCCGCTGCTTACAAAAAATCATTAGTAGCAGCTAATCTTGTTAAAAAGATGTCTTTCAAAGGCAAAAAAGGCGATACAGTTCATATCCCTGTTCCAACTCGTGGTTCCGCAGCTTCCAAAACTGCAGGTTCACAAGTTACATTGATTGCAGCAACTGAATCAGAAGTAACAGTATCTATCAACAATCATTACGAATACAGCCGTTTGATTGAAGATATTGTCGAAGCTCAAGCATTGTCTTCACTACGTCAGTTCTACACAGACGACGCTGGCTACGCTTTGGCTAAACAAGTTGACACAGACTTGATTAAATTAGGTCGTGTTGCTCAATCTGGTGCTAACACAGCAGCTTACACCAAAGGCTACATCGGTGGTGATGGTTCCACATTGTATGTTGCTGCTTCTAACAACGCTTCTGCATTGACTGATGCTGGTATCCGTCGTGCTATCCAGCGTTTGGATGACAGCGATGTTCCAATGGATGGTCGTTTCTTCATCATTCCTCCATCAAGCCGTAACACATTGATGGGCTTGTCTCGTTACACTGAGCAAGCGTTTGTTGGTGAAGTTGGCTCTGCTAACACCATCCGCAATGGCGAAATTGGTAACCTTTATGGTATGCCTGTATTTGTATCTAGCAATGCTGATACAACTTCTGGCAGTACTGCAGCTCGTGCTTGCTTAATGGCGCACAAAGATGCAATGGTATTGGTTGAGCAAATGGGTGTTCGTTCACAAACTCAGTACAAACAAGAGTACCTCGGTACATTGTTCACTGCTGACACACTTTATGGTGTTTCAGAGTTGCGTGACTATGGTTCAGTTGCTTTGATTGTTCCAGCTTAAGTAGTTGATTGACTCTGCCCCGATAGAAACTGTTGGGGCAGTTTACTTTAGTACTCTTTCATAAGAGTTTTAAAATAAACTGTAAAGGTACAATATGGTTCAATTCAAATGTATTATTTCTGGTAACATTATTTCTTTTGAACACGAAGTAGATATTTCAACTACTCGTGATAATCCTGCTTATGAGGAAGTAAAAGAAGAAGTTAAAGAAGAAGTCAAGAAGACTGTAGCTAAGAAATCTACTAAAGAAGAATAACCTTGAGCCTATATAGAGGAGCTGGGGGTTCTGGGGACGCTACTAATGATGCTTCTAGTCAAGCAGTCTTAGCAACAGCCGCAGCTAACGCAGCCGAAGTATCTAAGAATCAAGCAGCAGCTTCCGCTAGTGCAGCATCGACTTCTGCCTCTGCAGCAAGTACTTCAGCAACTGCAGCAGCTAGTTCGGCTAGTTCTGCCTCTGGCGCAAGTACTTCAGCGACTAATGCTGCCGCTTCTGCTAGTGCCGCAGCAACATCGGCAACTAATGCAAGTAATAGTGCAACGGCAGCAAGCACTTCAGCAACCGCTGCAGCAGCCTCAGAAAGCGCTGTAAGCACGTCTGCAAGCAACGCTAGTACCTCTGCATCAAGTGCGTCTACAAGCGCTACAAACGCTTCTAATAGTGCTTCTGCAGCATCAACGAGTGCCTCTAATGCTTCTACGTCAGCAACTTCTGCTTCAAGTTCTGCATCATCGGCTACTACGTCTGCAAGCAATGCCAGTACATCAGCAACAAACGCATCTAATTCTGCTACTTCAGCTTCAACATCAGCTTCAACAGCTACTACTCAAGCGGGTATAGCAACTACTAAAGCAAGTGAAGCAAGTACTTCAGCAACAAATGCGGCTAGTTCAGCAACAGCAGCAGCAAGCAGTGCATCGAGTGCGTCTACCTCTGCCACTAATGCTACAACTGCACAAACAGCAGCAGAGTCTGCTAGAGACGCAACATTAGCTGCTTACGACAGTTTTGATGATAGATATTTAGGTGCTAAGTCTTCTGCACCAACATTAGATAACGATGGTAATGCTTTAGTTGGTGGAACACTGTACTTTGACACAGTAAGTCAAGGTATGAAGTTATACACTGGTTCTGCTTGGGTTAATGCTTATGTTCCCGGAACAGACTACCTAGCTAAAGCTAATAATTTAAGTGATTTAAACTCTGCAGCGACTGCTAGAACTAACTTAGGTCTCGGTACTGCAGCCACTACAGCATCAACATCGTATGCGACTGCTGCTCAGGGAACTACTGCAGATTCAGCTTATGCTGATAGGCTAAAGTGGGATGGTGGAGCAACTGGATTAGTAGCTGCTACAGGTCGTACTTCTTTAGGTCTTGGAACAGCAGCGACTGTGGACGACACTACTTTAGTTCATATAGCTGGCACAGAAACTATTACTGGCACTAAGACTTTTAGTGCAACAATTACAGGCTCTATTAGCGGTAATGCAGGAACAGCCACTAATGGAGTTGTCACAACTGGTAGTTATGCAGACCCTGCATGGATAACAGACTTGACAGGAAGTAAAATTAGTGGTACAATAGACGGAGGTTCTTTCTAAGAAAAGATTATGGCGACAATAGTTAAATTAAAAAATAGTGTAACAACAACCGCTGCTCCTAGTTCGCTAGTACAGGGCGAAGTTGCCGTTAACGTAACAGACAAAAAAGTCTGGGTCGGTAACGCAGCTTCTTCTCCAGTTCAAGTACTTGGTGCTGGTGCTACAGTAGCTGGCACAACATTAACCATGACTGGTGATGGAACATTCAGCGGTACTGGTCAAGTTAAGGTTCCAGCAGGAACTACAGGACAGCGTAGCGGTTCTCCTGCTGCCGGTATGATGCGTTATAATAGCACTACTGGCACATTTGAAGGTTATACCACAGCTTGGGGTTCTATCGGTGGCGGTGCTACTGGTGCTGGTGGCGATGCAGTCTTTCAAGAAAACTCTAGGACTGTAACAACTAGCTACACACTAACTACTGGAAAGTCTGCATCTACTGTAGGTCCTATTACAGTAAATAGTGGTGTTACTTTAACTATTCCATCTGGTGAAAGATTGGTGATTCTGTAATGAATTTATATTGGATTCACCACAAAGACCACTCTGACATCTTTAGTCAGGGCTATGTTGGCGTGTCCAATAATGTTGAAAAACGATGGTATGACCACAAAACATATACCAATAATGCCCATTTAAAACATTCTATGGAAAAGTATGGGTGGGACAACTTAATTAAAGAAGTTGTTTTAATTGCCGATGAAGATTATTGCTTAGATATTGAGAATAAACTCAGACCAAGTGATAAAATAGGTTGGAATATTGTAATGGGCGGTGGAAAACCTCCTAGTGCATTGGGTAAGAAATTTGTTCGTTCTGAAGAATATAAGCAAAAACAAAGATTAGCCAAAGTAGGCAAATCCTCTTGGAATAAAGGGCTTAAACTTACAGAAGAACAAAAAGCCAAACAATTTAACCTTGCAGAATATATGAAAGACAGAGTTCGTCCAATGAAAGGCAAAAGTCATAGTGAAGAAACTAAAGAAAAAATCCGACAAACAAAATTGTCGCAATCTAGGAGCAAACAATGTCTAGCGTAATTCTCAATGGAGATACCTCAGGTTCTGTGACCGTTAGCGTACCCGCAGTAGCAGGAACCAATACAGTCACTATCCCTGCATCAACCGGCACAGTAATGGTTAGCGGTAATATGCCAGCTTTTAGTGCTTATCAAAGTTCAGGTCAATCTGTTAATAGTGCAACATTTACAAAAGTTCAATTACAAACAGAAGAATTTGATACTGCTTCTGCCTTTGATTCCACTACAAATTATCGTTTTACTCCACAAGTGGCTGGCTATTATCAAGTAAGCGGAAGTGTTGAATGGAGTTTTTTAACTGGGCAAAGCCTTATTACTATATATAAAAATGGCTCAAGATTTAAAGATGGAAACTTTGGCACAGGCGGTACTGATGGAACTTCAAGCGTAGTTTCTGTTTTAATTTATTTAAATGGTTCTACTGATTATGTTGAATTGTATTGTTATCAAAATACAGGAACTGCAAAAACTACTGTTAATGTATTAACTTCAACTTTCTTTCAAGCCGTCATGGTAAGAGGTGCGTAATGTACGACAAAATTAAATCACTATACCCAAGCCTTGAAGATAAAGACTTTATGACTGTAATCACACTACAAAACGATTCAGACGGCAAAGGCGATTACATTGCTAAATGGGAACACCCTACACTAGCTAAACCAACAGATGAGGAATTATCATAATGGCTTACGGAACAGTAAACGCTGATGTAATACAGACTTCCACTAGCGGTGGTGTACTAGGTGCTGGTAACGCATCTATTATGAAGAATAGGCTCATAAATGGGGCTTTTGTAATCGACCAACGGAACGCTGGTGCTAGTGTAAATAATGATACAGGTGGAACACAATATACATTAGATAGATGGTTTATTTATGGAACACAAGCGTCTAAGTTTAGCGTTCAACAAAATGCTGGTTCTGTAACACCCCCAGTTGGATTTAGTAATTATTTTGGTGCTACTTCACTTTCTGCTTATTCTGTTGGAAGTACGGATTTCTTTAATATTATTCAAAGAATAGAAGGTTTTAATACTGCCGACCTGAATTGGGGAACTGCCAATGCTAAGACTGTAACCTTGTCATTTTGGGTACGCAGTTCTTTAACAGGTACTTTTGGTGGAGTTTTACTAAATGGTGCTGCTGACCGTTCATATCCATATAGCTACACTATTTCATCTGCTAACACTTGGGAACAAAAATCAGTAACTATTGCTGGTGATACAAGCGGAACTTGGGTTGGTTCAACCAACGGAACTGGTATGCAAGTTCGATTTGGTATGGGTTCTGGTGCGACATATACAACAACTGCTAATGCTTGGGCTAGTGGGTTCTACAATCAACCAACTGGCTCTGTAAATGTAGTAGGAACAAACGGAGCAACTTTCTACATTACTGGTGTTCAACTAGAAGTAGGAAGTAGTGCTACTGGATTTGAGTATCGTTTATATAACCAAGAATTAAGTGCTTGCCAACGCTACTTTGAAAAATCTTACAATCAAAATGAAGCTGTTGGTGCAAGTGGTGTACTTGCTTTTCGAGTGTATGTAACACCTTTTGTAGGAAATGAATATAGTGCTAGTTTATATTTTAAAGTTTCAAAAAGAACCGCACCTACTATGGCATATTACACAAACGGAGGAACACCAAATGTTTGGGTAGCATTACCTTCAGCCTCAAACAGAACCCCAACAACAAATACTGTTGGCGAAAATTCTTTTGAAATATCTGTTGCTAGTGTAACTGCTGATAGTACATTACAAGGCAGTTGGACTGCTTCTGCGGAGTTATGATTATGTATAAACTTTTACCTTTTAATCCAATAGTAAGCAATGTTGAAATTGTTGTGCGTTTATCAGATAACGCTAACATCCCCTTTGACCCTGACAACACAGACTACCAAGCCTACCTAAAATGGGTTTCTGAAGGCAACACACCATTACCAGCGGAGAATACATAATGACCACAATCATTAACGGCACAAGTAGTGCTATAACATTCCCTGATTCTACTGTTCAGAATACTTCAGCTATTGTTAGTGGATATGTACCTTATGCAAATCTGCCAGCAGGTAGTGTATTGCAAGTGGTTCAAGGTACTTACTCTACAAATACTTTTAATTCAACAGGAACATTAACAGATACAAATTTAACGGCAACAATTACCCCTAAATTTTCTACAAGCAAAATTCTTGTATTAGTTAATCAGGCAGGGGTAGTAGCCTCAAATTCATTAAGTGGTGTAACACTTACCTTGTTTAGAAATTCAACATCAATACTTGGGTTTGGTTTGTATATTGGCTACGCATCCGCAGACAATATTACAAATGCTTCAACTGCTTATCTTGATTCACCAGCGACTACTTCAGCAACAACTTACAAAACGCAATTTTGTAGAACAACTGGTTCAGGAAATACTATTGTTCAAGCCAATGGAGCTTCTTCTACTATTATTCTTATGGAGATTGCGGCATGATTAATTTTTTAAATGCAATTCACAAATTAAACCCCAATGTTGCCGTTATTCGTGGCACTACTGCTTACGATGCAGACGGAAATGAAGTAGCTTACGACCTACAAGCCGTAACTGCACAAGCTGAAGCTGATGCACAAGCAGTCATTGATACAAAGGCTTCTGCACTAGCTAAACTAGCCGCATTAGGTTTAACCCAAGACGAAGTTAAATCTTTGATAGGTTAATAATGACTGAACACGCAAACGAAAGTATTAAAGTAGCTGGTGATGTCATTTCTCTAATGACTGTGCTAGGTACTCTAGCGCAGATTCTACCTGCTATTGCTGCTCTGTTAACTATTGTGTGGACTTGCTTTCGGATTTATGAAACTAAGACTGTACAAGGTTGGTTAGGAAAGACACCTAAAGAATGAGAGAAATATCAGTAGGTAAAAACCTTACTGCCAATACTCTAACAACTTTATACACTGTTCCAACTCAGAACACAGCAAAGTGGCACACTGTCTTTGCACACAATGCAGGTGGTTCTACTAAACACTTTAGTTTGTGGTGGTACGACAAAAGTGCTAATACAGAAATTGTTGTGGTATTAGAATATAACTTGGCTTCTAAAACTTACTTTCAATTAGATGGTAATTCTTATGTATTTCTAGAAGAAGGCGATGAAATTAGAGTTAAGTCTGAAACAGGTTCTACTGTAAGTATTATTGTTACTGTAGAGCAATCCTACAAACAAGCAACTCAACATGGATTCTAAGGAGTAAGTATGAAAAAAGCTAAAGGCATGGCAAAAGTAGGTAAAGTAATGCACGAGTATAAAGCTGGTGAACTACATAGCGGCAAAGGCGGTCCTGTTGTTAAGTCTCGTAAGCAAGCTGTAGCTATTGCTCTAAGTCAAGCAGGAATGGCTAAAAAACCAATGAAGAAATCTGCTGGAAGAGGTCGCTAATGAAGCAGGGACTTTATTCCAATATCGCTGCAAAACGAAAGCGTATCGCTGAAGGCTCTGGTGAGCGTATGCGTAAAGTAGGTAGCAAAGGCGCCCCTACTGCTAAAGACTTCAAAGATTCTGCTAAGACTGCTAAGAAGAAGAAATAATGCCAAAGAAAGCATTTCAGAACCCTGAAGGTGGTCTTAACCAAAAAGGTAGAGACTATTACAACAAGACTACTGGTTCTAAACTAAAGCCACCAGTGTCCGCTAAAGAGGCTGCAAAGTCTCCTAAGGCTGCAGGTAGACGGAAGAGTTTTTGCGCTCGAATGGGCGGTGTAGCAGGTCCTATGAAGGACGAAAAAGGTAGACCAACAAGAAAAGCATTAGCACTTAAAAAATGGGATTGTAACTAATGGCAACAACATACTTACAAGCAGTTAATAGCGTACTTCGTAGACTAAGAGAGTCTGAAGTGTCTACTGTTAACGAAAGTGCTTATAGCAAGATGATTGGCGAGTTAGTCAATGATGCTAAGTCTTCTGTTGAAGCAGCTTACGGCTGGAACGCTCTTACACAAACCTTAACAGCTACAACCAGTGCTGATGTCTTTAGTTATGTCTTAACTGGTTCAGGTGTTCGCTTTAAAGTATTAAATGTTATTAACGACACTAGCAATACGTTTTTAAGACTTGCTCCTTTGTCATTTATGACACAACAGTTTTTACCTACAACTCCACAAAAAGGTACTCCAAACTATTACATCTTTAATGGTCAAGATAGCAACGGAGACTCTCTTGTAGATTTATTCCCTATTCCTGATGGGGCTTATGATATTCGTTTTAATACAGTATTGCCACAAGCACAATTAACTTCTGACAATACTATTATTAAAGTACCTGCAGATGTGGTAATTCTAAATGCTTATGCAAGAGCAGTAGTTGAACGTGGAGAAGACGGCGGTATTCAGTCTTCTGAAGCCTATGCTTTAGCTAAGAATTTAATGTCAGACTATATTTCATTAGAATCTAATCGTTCTATTGATGACACTAATTGGATTCCAAGTTGAGCAAACAGCTTGATACTTCGTCAATTGCAGCACCGGGATTTGCTGGTCTAAACCTTCAAGATGCTCCAACATCTTTAGAGGCTGGATATGCTTTAGAGGCAAATAACTGTGTTATTGATAAGTTTGGTCGTATTGGTTCTCGTAAGGGCTGGACTACCTATTTACCTGCTAACAGTGATTTAAGCACTTCAGCAGTTAAAACGATTGCACAGATGTTGTCTCCTACAGCAGGTAATAATCAACTGTTTGCTGCAGGTAACAATAAGTTGTTTTTATCTACAGGTTCAGCATTAGCACAAAAGTTAATTCGCAATAGCGGTGATACTGGTAATGCAACTTATACCATTACAGACAGTCATTGGCAAGTAGCTTCTTTACCTAGTGTAACTAATGCTAGAGCAAGAGCTGTAGTTGCACAAGCAGGACATAAACCTTTATACTTTAATTATTCTACAGTTACAAATGCTTATGTCTTTCAAGTATTAGCAGATTTAGCAACACTACCTGTATCGCCGATTGCACACACTAGCAGCACATTTACACCAAACTGTGCGATAACGGCTTATGGAAGAATATGGACTGCAGATATTGCCAGTGATAGACAAACAGTCTATTTTAGTGATTTAACTAATCCGTTAAACTTTCAAACAGGTACAGCAGGTTCTTTAAATATTGCTGATGTAGTTGGTGATGGAGACCCTATTGTAGCTATTGCTGCACACAATGGTTTCTTAATCATCTTCTGTGAAAACCATATTCTGGTATATGCAAATGCACAAGACCCTTCTGCATTGACTCTATCAGACAATATTAATGGTATTGGCTGTATTGCTAGAGATTCAGTACAGGCTACTGGTACAGATATTATCTTCTTATCTGCTACAGGAGTTAGAAGTTTGTCTAGAACAGTACAAGAGAAATCTATGCCAATGCGAGACATCTCTAAGAATGTTCGAGATGACCTATTAGAGTCTTTAGCTAGAACTTCTGATTTAAAAACTATTAAATCTGGATATTCTTCAACTGAAGCAATTTATGTCTTATCTTTTTCTGAAGATGATAATACCTATTGTTTTGATACAAGAAGTGTATTACAAGATGGTTCATTAAGAACAACAACTTGGACAAAGATTAAACCTACTGCTTTTTGCACTACAGCAACTAGAGAGTTTTTATTAGGACAAGCTGGTTATATTGGTCTTTATAACGGATACACTGATAATGGTTCAGTTTATCGTATGAGTTACTATTCAAGCTATTTTGACTTTCAGCAGCCTACATTATCAAAGATTCTTAAAAAGATTGAGATGTTGTTGATTGGAGCGCAGAATCAAGACGTTACAGTTAAATGGGACTTTGATTTTAAAAAGGCTTATCAGTCTGCAGTTACAGTCATTGCTCCTTCAGTAATCGCAGAATATGGTATTGGCGAGTATAACATCGGAGAGTATTCTGGTGGTATAATTATCTTTACCAATAACATTAATGGTAGTGGTGCAGGTAAAACCCTACAACTAGGATTTGAAACAAATATTAAAGATAATGCTGTCTCACTACAAAAAGTGGATGTGTTTGTTAAGGGTGGAAAAAAACTATGAGTAATTATACAAAAGCGACTAACTTTGCATCTAAAGATGCTTTGTCTACTGGAAATCCATTAAAGCTCGTTCGTGGAGCAGAAATCAATACTGAGTTTGATGCTATTGAAACTGCAGTGAATACTAAAGCTGATTTAGCGTCTCCTACCTTTACTGGAACACTTACAGCAGTTACTTTAGCTGTTTCAGGTAACGAAACTGTTGGTGGCACTTTAACTGTAACAGGTGCGCTAGAAGCTGCATCAGTTGATGGCGGTACATTCTAATCATGGCTACTATTGTCGACCAACAATATACCCCTACTGAGATTATCAAGAAAGATTTGGCTCGTGGTGGGTTTACTAAAGAAGAAGACAAACTATTAAAAGGATTTGTTGCTTTAATTAATGCAAAGAAAGCGGTTCTTGTTCGTCATAACAACACTGTATTTGTTGGTATTCGTAAAGAACCCGGTGTATTAGAAGTACATATGTATACACTAGACCCTTTGGCTGTGTTACCAGAAGCAATGAAAGTTGCATTTGATTCAGTAAAAAAAGCTGGTGTTAAAAAATTACAATCTGAAACTACAAATCCTAGATTGATTAAAATGCTAGAAACATTAGGACCAGTAAAGACAACTAAAAAAGGTAAAAATATTGCATGGGAACTGGAGATTGCTAAATGAGATATAATTTAGAATCTACTCTTCCAATCAATGCATTTTCTCCTCGTGCTAGAGGTCCTTTTGCTTTGGGAATGACACTTGAAGGGGGTAATCCAATACAAAGTGTTGTGAACGCTGTTTCTGATGCAGGACAGTCTATAGCTAACGTGGTGTCTGATGCTGGCACATCTATTGACAATGCGGTTATTCAACCAGCTATTGACGACCCTGCTGGTACTGTAATAAAAATTGGCGCTATTGTTGCTGCCCCAGCTACTGGTGGTGCATCATTATATGCTATTCCAGCTTATACAGCCGCTAAAGCAATTGCTGCAGGTATTCCACTAGAAGACGCAGCTAAGATGACTGCAATCTCTGCTGCTGCTGCATACGCAGGAGTTAGTGTTGCTGACTATGTTGGAACTCTTGCAGAGTTTGGTACAGATATTGGTTCACAACAAACAGCAATGTTAGCTGCTCAGAACGTTGGTATCGGCACTGGTGGTGCAGCCTCTACAGCGGCAGGACAAATTGCCGGAGGAGCTGCTGGTGGTGCTTTAGTTTCAGGAGCTACTGGTGGAGATGTTGGACAAGGATTACTAGGTGGTGCAATAAATGCCGGTATTGGGGCTGGAGTCGGTGCAACAGTCGATGCAGGTGCAGGATTACTTAATCAAACAAATACAGGAAGTACACAAATGGAAGACTGGTTACTAAATAGCGGATATTATGATAATCCTGCTAATATAGATACATACACACCTCCCACTGCAGCAGATTTTTCTCCTGTAGATTACGGACAAAACTCTGGTGACGTAGAAGCTCAAGCAGGTGGTTTTTATGGTGGAGCTGCTCCAGTAAACCCATATACTAATATGTCTGATGCAGAACTCACTGCAGCCCTTGCTAGTCAGAATGGTTCCAATACTAGCACTGCAATGAATTTGATTAAACAGTATGGAGCACAAGCTGTTAAAGCCTTATTAGGTGGTGCCGGTACTGCTGCACAAAGAAGTGCTTTAGGTTTAGGACCATCACAAGGTGGTTTACTTGGTGCTGGTGCAAACTATTTTCTAAATCAAAGTCAACTAGGACGTCTCAATACTGCTTACAATCAAAATGTAGCAGGACAACAAGCTGCAACTAAGACTGCACAGGAACAGGCTTCATTTACTCCTGTTGGAATGACTACTGCTTTTGGACAGTCTAATTTCCAGTATGACCCTAATACTGGTAAACTAATTTCTGCTGGTTATACTCCTACTTCACAAGTATCTGGACAAGTCCAAAACTTGTTTGGAATGGGTGCTCAAGCACTGCCAACTACTACTAATACTCAAGATATACAACAACAGTATATTGAACAACAACGAGGATTGTTGGCTCCTAGTCGTGAACAACAGTTAGCTTCTTTGCGTAATCGTCAATACCAACGTGGTACAGGAGGTTTAGCTACTGGTGGTACAATGGCTGGTTATGCTCCTAATGCAGAAGGACTGATGGCTACTAATCCTGAACTAGCAGCATACTATAACTCTTTAGCACAGCAAGATGCTCAATTAGCTGCTAATGCTCCAACCTATGCTCAGAATCAGTTAAATGCTCAAATTGCAACTGGTACAGGCTTGTTTGGTGCTGCTAATACTCTTGAAGGATATGCACAACAACCATTATCATTGTCTACTGCTCTTGGCACTGCTGGTGCTACTGCAGGTGCTAAAGCTGGTTATTATGGTTTATTAGGTAATCAAAGCGCACTAGCAACTCAGTTACAAGGACAACAAGCAAATATTTATGGACAGGGTGCAGCGCTTGGTTCTGTCGTTAATCCACTAGCAACAGCAGCAAGTCAAGGTCTTAGTAATGTACTTGGCAACTGGTTATCATAAGGAATAATTATGGCAGATTTATTTGACAAAGAAGAGTTAGGTGTTGTTGGTTCCTTATTTGGTACAAGTCCTGAAGGTATTGCTTTAGCTCGTGAACAGATGGCAGCTAAGGCAGGACAGTCTGCAGGTACTAATTTATTAGGTGGTATTTTAGGACAAGCTAACGTATTTGCTGAAAGAGGTGCTACTGGTCTACGTCAAGTACTTGGACAACAAGACCCACAAGAGCGTATTGCTGCACTGCGTCAGCAAGCCTCACAACAGTTTAATCCAAACACTCCAGACGGATTAGCACAGATTGCACAGTTCTTAAATCAAAATGGAGATGCTGCTGGTGCAAGACAAGCTGTTATGTTGGCACAGGGTCAGATGCAGAAGTCTGCTACTCTTGGTAAGACAATGGAAGAGACTCGTATCTTAGGTCGTAAAGAAATTGAAGTAGGTGTCCCCGGTAATCCTGAGATGGTTCAGAAAATCTTAGTTGATAAAGATGGTAACATTATTCAAAAGATTGGTGACCCTTACAGTCGCTTTAGTCAAAAGACTACTATTGATGCAAGAACTTATGGTCCTAAGAATGTTCTTGAGATTGATAAGACACAAGCAGAAACCTACGCTACAGCGTTAAATGCTGCTGCTAAGACATTACCAACTCTTGACAGGATGCAACAATTAATTGATACGGGTGTAATTAGTGGCACTGCTGCCGAAGCTCGTACAGCTACTTTAGGTGTGCTACAAGGTCTTGGCATGAACACTGAAAAAGCGACTAAGAGTTTAGCTAATACAGAAGCATATCAGAAAGAACTTATTAACTTGTTACAAGGTGTTATTAAACAATACGGAACTAACCCTTCTAATATTGACGTAAAAACAGCTTTACAGGGTTTGCCAGAATTGGTAAAATCTCCACAAGGTGTTCAACAAGTTTTAACTACATTAGTTAAATCAAATCGTGAAACATATAATGAAGCTAAAGCTGGTCTAGAGTATTTCCGTAAGAATCAAGGTTCTTTCTCTGGATACGAGCCAAAAGTTCCATTAGGTCTTGTAGAACAACCTAAAATTAAACTAGATAAGAAATTAAGCGAGATGTCACCGGCAGAACTTGAAGCTGCACTAAAATAATAGGATTATAATGGCTGAATATACTCGTGAGCAAATACTCGCAGAATTAGCAAATCGTCAACAAACTAATGCACCAAGTCCAGCAATGGACATTCTTCGTGGTGCTACTGGTGGTGCTACCTCTGGCGCTGCCGGTGTTGTTGGACTTCCTTTAGAAGTTGCTAATCTTCCTAACGCTATTTCTAACTATCTGGCTGGTGTGGGCGAACCTTCTCCAACACAAGCAATGCGTGAGCAATTAGGTGTTCCTAATGAGCCTCGTAGTGGTCCCGGACAGTTTGCCTACAATTTCATGGAAGGTGCTACTCCAGCCGCTGCAATTACTGGTGCTGCAACTTTAAATCCTGTATTAGCTGCTGGAGCTGGTTTACTTGGCGGTGTTACTAACGTAGCCGCTAAATACTATGCTCCTGAAAGCCCTGTAGCACAAACTTTGTTTGGTCTATTACCTGCAGGTGTTGCTGGTCTTGCTAACGTAGCTCGTACTCGTGTTCCTAAAGTTCCTGTCGCTGGCGAACTTCCTGAAACAAGTATGACTGCAACTGCTGGTCAGAGAACTGGCTCACAAGCCCTACTTCGTGCTGAAGCCAATGTTGCTTCTACAGCAGAAGGACAACCAATCTTTAAACAAGCTGGTTTGGCTAACGTAGCGTCTGCAGAAGACTTTGCAAATAAGATGCAGCAGTTTTCTAAGAATCCTAATTTAACTGTAGCTGATATTGCTAAAGGCGCAGAAGATGCGTTTGCTTATCAGAACAATCGTATTCTAAACAAGTTTCGTGTTGATAATCGTCGTGCTTTTGATGCTGCAAAGCAAGAAGCTGGTGATGCTCGTATTTTTGATACTACTAATGTAAATAGTACTCTTGACAACGCTATTGCTACTTATGGCGCTGATACAATGCCAATGGAGTTACAAGCCTTTTCTAAGAAGCTACAGCAAGTTAAAAACAATCTAATTAAAGAAGCTGAACCAACTACTATCTTGGATGCTCAAGGGAATCCAATGGTGCTGAAAGCAGAACCAACAACTGTAAAGTTAACTGTTGATGAATTACAAAAGAACTTAGAGTCTTGGGGTAAGTCTGCTAAGACTGGTTCTTACACTGTTGATGGTGTCAATCTTGGTGATGTTACCACTGGTACTGTTAAAAAACTTTCTCGTGATGTTCTTAATGCGTTTAGAAAAGACTTAGACGCAGCTAATGTTCAAGGAATTGCTGGTGCTGAGAAACTTGTTGCAGCTCGTGAGCAGTTTAAAACTGGATTACAGAATGTTAACGAATTTCAGAATCAAAGCCTTGTTAAGTTCTTTGGGGATACTAAGGACCCTACAGCCGTTGTAGAGCGTCTACAGAACGCTAGTCCAACTGAGCGTGTCACTATGTTTAGAGTGCTAGAAAATAGCCGTCCTGAAGTTTTAGATAGCCTTCGTAGTCGTGCTTTAGGTAATGTCATTGAGCAATCTGGTGGCGACTTAACTAAGTTGTTTACCAGTCTTAAAGACATTGCTAAACAAAAGGCAGAAGCAGGTGCTATTAACACTAATGATTTCTTGTTCCAAACTCCGCTAGAAAAAGCTAAAGTAAATACTTTGATTCGTGATTTAGAGACTGTTACTCGTAAAGTAGAGATTCCTAAAGAACCTGCATCAGCTTTGTCTCGTAATACCGGTGAAGCTGCTGGTGTTGGACTGGGATACAAAGCAAGAATGACAACTAACTTTGCTCAAGACGCTTGGGATAGTATTTCTGGTGCTGTATCAAGCCCTGAGAAGTTGGCATGGATGATGACTAATCCTAATGGACAATCTTTAATTCGTGAAGCAGCTCGTTTAAAAGCAGGACAGAAACTGCCAACACAGATTAAGTCTGGTTTAGATTACCTATCTTCAGATGCTCTAATTGGTGGCACTGTCAGCGCTACAGCACAAGCACAAGGTCGTGAAAGCGGTCAAGCGTTGCAAGCTGCTCCAGCAGGAGAAACAGTAACTCGTGAGCAGATTCAACAGCGCTTAAAAGAACTACAACAACAATAATTATACACACTATACACACGATGAATAACTATGTCCGACCTATTTGGATTAAACGAAGGAGTAAAGACACTCACAGGTAGCCTAGATGCTAGTCGTGAGAGTGGTAAAGCACTTGGAAAACAAGTTGAGTTAATTCAAAAAGATGCAATAAATGTAGCTCAACAACAAGCTAAAGAAAGAAGAACTGCTCAACGAGAAGCAGAGTTTAAAAAACAACAAGCTATCTTTAGAGCATTGGACGAATACAAACGTCGTAAATTGCTGACAGACCAAGAGGTCGAACTTAAAAAACAATTTATCAAACAATACGGCACTAAAGAATGGGATTCTGTATTGAAAATTAAGACTGAATTAGAAGCGCTAGAAAAACTCAATCTTGAAGAATTTCAGCACGATTTGAAATCAGTAAGAAGAGTGCAGTTTTGGTGTTTTTTTGTAGCTGCGTTTATTGCGTGGTATTTAACTTGGGGTATTAAATAATGTTAACATTGATTTCAACTGCACTGTCCTTCTTAATGGGTGGTTTACCTAAACTGATGGACTTTTTCCAAGACAAGTCTGATAAATCCCATGAACTACAGATGGCTCAGATGCAGACTGAACGTGAACTTCAGATGCTAGAGCGTGGCTATGCTGCACAAGCTAGAGTAGAAGAGATTAAGACAGAGCAAGTAATGATGGAAACACAGGCTCAAGAACGCTCTGCAATGTACGCACACGACATCGCTATAGGTCAGGGTGCTTCTCAGTGGGTAATCAACCTCAGAGCCTCTGTAAGACCAATGGTGACTTATCTATTTGTGTTCCTATTAATCGTGGTTGACATTGCGTCTATTATTTGGGCTTGGCAATCAGGTGCTCAGTTTGCTGAAGCTATTCCACTGATATTTGATGCTGATGAAATGCAGATACTTGCTTCTATTATTGCCTTCTGGTTCGGTACTCAAGCCTTTGCTAAAAAATGAAAGTAAGTGATAAAGCACTTGAAGTTATCCGACATCATGAAGGTGTTAGGACTAAGCCTTATCAATGTCCTGCTCTTCTTTGGACTATTGGTGTTGGTCATGTTATTGACCCCAATCATGGGCGGATACCACTAGCGGAGCGTAAAGCGTTACCTATCCCTGAAGGATGGAATAGGACAATAACGATGGGAGAAGTAGATGACATTCTTAAACGAGATTTGGCTAACTTTGAGCGAGGTGTCGAGCGATACTGTCCTGTTAGTCTTACACAAGGGCAGTTCGATGCTCTTGTCAGCTTTAGCTTTAATGTGGGTCTTGGGACACTACAGCGTTCAACCCTCCGTCAGAAGATTCTTCGTGGAGATATGGACGGCGCTGCAGAAGAGTTTCTCAAGTACACGATAGGCGGAGGTAAAGTTTTAAAAGGATTAGTCAATCGTCGCAATGACGAAAGAGCCTTGTTCTTATCATAAAAAAGCCCTCCGAAGAGGGCTATAAAGTACTACCACACACAAGGAATTAGATTTCGCAGTTTCCTGCAGTGCAACTTAGCATCTGAGCACCTTCGACATTATCGTCATATTCTTTGAAGTTCTCCCAGTCTACTGTATCCGGAACCAGCAACTTTAATCTGTTGTAGGCTTCTTCATCACATTCTTCATAAGGTGCTTGCTTGTAAGTGCCGCCATCCATCGGCAGGAAAGACACACCAGTCACTTCATCAAAGTGTTTGAATGTCCAAGCCCCTACATCCATCCATTCGTTCTCTAAGACCGATATAGTTACTGACGGCTTATGCTCACAGTAGTGACGCTGAAATATCAACCACAAGCGTAAGTGCTGAATAGCAGATAAGTCTTCACGCAATAGTCCACCTTCAGCGACAGCAACAGGAAAACTAAATACTGTTGTTGATTCAGGCTTCATTACACAAGGCTCTGCAACAAATCCAGCTTGAATCATAAACTGTGTTAAAGGGTCTTTATTATCAGCTCGTACACGACGAATATAATACTTGCTGTGTTGAGGATGAATACCAGACGCAGTACTACAGAGTTGTGAGACTGTTCCTTCGGGCTTAATTGCAGTAACAGCAACAGATTGATTAATACCAATGGCAGCAGCGTAGAAAGCATTAGTTGAGACAGCAAGGTCACGAAGTTTCTCCAATCGAGCAGGTAAGTCTACATCATCAGGATTATTCAATAAAGTGTTATCACAGATACCAGTCATTGACACACCTAAAAGTGCTTCTTCTTCAGTGTTCTTTTGCCACACTTTACGCAAGTAAGGAAAGTCTGTTAACGACGCTTGAAAAGTGCCAAGAATTGTTGCCAAACGAATTTTATTGCTGATGGAGTCAATATCATCATCGCTACGAATAATACAGCTAGATAAGTTGCAAAATTGATAAGGACGTAAAATAATTTCAGAACAAGGGTTAGTACCGAAAGCATAAGTTGCATCACGACGTCCATTCTTAGCAGCTTGAACTTGACTTGCTTCTCTGTTGAAGATTCCACGCTCTCCTGAGTGTGATTCATAAATAGAACTCCATTCACGCATAAATTGACCAATAGAGGGTGTCTCAACATAAGTAGCAGAATTGTTTGCTAATGCTCTTTGACCTTGACCATCCCACCAATTACCTGCTTTAGCATGAGCCATCTTATCGTCTGATAAGTCTGACAAGCTAATCATTGCACTCCGTCTGACTCCACCCACAACAACAACTTCCCCGATTTTGCACAGAATATCATGGCACTCAAGGGAAGTGAGACGG